GCTACCAACCCTCTTAACGGAGCTGCTTCCGCTCGCCTAGCAAAGGATGCGGCGAATCGACAGGGTCAGGGAGCAAGCTTGACGCTTGATGTTCCGGCCTATCTTCGCGGTCAACCTGTAAGGTTTAAACTAAGTTATGCTGGTAGCGCAAACTTTGGCTTTGGAAATCCATTTGACTTGGCGGCTTCTCCTAGCGACGTCATGGTTTATGCCTATGACGTTACTAATTCAGTCCTAATTACTCCTTATCCTAATGCGCTAAGTGGGGGCAATTTTGCCGAAGGCACGTTTCAGATTCCTACTACGTGCGAAAGCGTGCGACTAATTTTGCACATTGCAACTACAAATGCGCTGGCCTGGGACCTTGACGTAGATAATGTGGAGCTTGAGCTGGCTTCAAATGAGTATGTAAGCGCAGACTCTGACTGGGTAGCCTATACGCCAACCTTTACTGGTTTTGGGACAGTTACGGTTCAGGACTTTAGATATAGACGCAATGGTCAAAGTTTAGAAGTTAGGGGAAGATTTACCGTTGGAACACCTACTGCCACAGAAGCCAGAGTTAGTTTTCCTACAGGTTTAGTCTCTTCAACTGGAATTGCTTCTCCTTTAGAAGTTGCGGGAGTTGCCGGTTTGAACGCAAACTCTTCCAGTTTTTTCGGACAATACGTATTACGAGAGCCTTCAGTTGGTTATTTTACTTTTGGACAACAATCATCAACATTAAATGCTTTAGCAAAGGGTAATGGTTCTGCAATTTTTAATGCAGGAAATGCGGTTAGTTTTTTTGCAACCGTACCAATCCAAGGCTGGACCTCAGGCACGCTGCATCCTGCGGCCTTGGGGCTTAATGCACCGGCTATTTTCCAGGGAACTCAAACGTCACAATCGGTTACGGCTAACGTAACAAACATAACCTTAACTCCAGTGATAGATACTCTTGGTGGGTGGAGTACTAACATTTACACCGTAAAATCTCCTGGAGATTATATGGCTTTTGGTAATTCCGTAGGAAGTAGCAACCACCGAACTGTCGTATATCTAAATGGCACATTTTTCGGCTCATTTAATACGTCGGGACCCGGCCATGCTACCGGCTCAGTGCTTCTACCATCTCTTAAATATGGCGACACAATATCCTTTAGAGATGACGCTTCTGTTACGGTTACTAATAGTCGTTTAAGTATTGTAAAACTAGGTTCCGAAGCTCAACCATACGCGCCACGCATAGTATACATCAAAGACGTTAAGGCTAATAATACGGCGGGTGGGACAGCAACCGCAGGTTCTTATCAGACAAGAACACTTAACACTCTAGAAGGAGACACAAGCTTTGTGTCCTTGGCTTCTAACCAGTTTACCTTGCAGCCAGGGACTTACCACATTGAGGCGGAAGCTCCTGCTAACAGTGTAGCAAGTAATAGTATTGGTATGCACAAAATAAGGCTTAGAGATATAACAAACTCTACAACTACTATAGTTGGGCAAAATGCTATGACCCAGGCTACTGGCAGTACCACTGTAGATATAGCTGATGCCGCGCTACTTAAAGGTGTATTTACGATTGCAACAGCAACTACATTTGAAATACAACATAGGGTACTAACCACGCAAAGTGGTCAAGGTTTTGGTAGAGCAGCAAACTTTGGAGACTCCGAAGTCTACACACAAGTAAAAATTACAAAGGTCTTATAAAGGAGGCCATATGACTATAGAGCAAATACAAGAACTCATCTCCGAGATTGAAGCTCAGCTATCAGTCTTAGAACCAGATGCTCCGGAGCGTCAACATTTGGAAGCTCAATTAGCCGATGCCCAAGCCCAGCTTGCGCAGGCACAGGCTGCTACTCATAGAGCCGAGCTTGAGGCCCGCATAGAAGCGCTAGGAGACATAGCCCTTCTTGTTCAGGCCTACTACGATGCAGCGCCAGCGGAGCAGAGGCGGCCAGACGACGCATTTAATCTGGCTGGCTTCACTGCAGACCACATAGAGTCCGACTTTGGATGGCATTTTGAGGCCTTGCCAAAGCCAAGTCTTGCAGAGCTTGAGCAGATTAAGCAGGATTTAGAGGTCTAAGTATGAGCGAACCAGCACGCTGGCAAACTTACAGATATTTTAAGAAAGAAGAATTTGACTGCAAGGAGACAAATCAAAATAAGATGCAACACACGTTTATGCAGAAGCTAGAACTTCTTCGCGAACAGCTTGGTTTTCCGCTGCGCATTACTAGCGGATTTCGCTCTCCAGAACACAGTCTAGAAAAGGCTAAGGCCGTGCCAGGAGCGCACACTAAGGGCAGGGCCGCAGACATTGCGGTGCAGGGGGCGCAGGCTTACGCAGTCGTTGCCGCTGCAATTAAGTTGGGCTTTCGCGGGATTGGTGTGCAGCAAAAAGGCTCAGTGCGCTTCATACATTTGGACGATTTAGAGCACTTGCCCGAGAGGCCTAGGCCGGCTATCTGGAGCTACTAGGGGCGTTGTAAAATGCACCGGGAGAAGGGGATATGAAATGAATAGGTCTGATAAAATTGCAAAGGTAATGCGAGAGTTTAAGGCTGGAAAATTGCGCTCTGGCTCGAAGAAGGGGCCGAAAGTGGCGAGTAGGGAGCAGGCTTTAGCAATTGCAATGAGTGAGTCGCGAAATAAAAAATAGACTATTGACCTAGTAAGGAAGGAAGGAAAATATGAGAATTGCAAACGATGAATTAAACTTAAGCGGCACAAATATGGCCGTGTCTATAGAGAGTGAGCCGATTTGGCTTGGCCACATCGCAAACTACAACATTCAGTTAGTTTTTACTGGAAACCCAAGTGGGAACTTTAAGCTTCAAATTTCAAACGATGCTGGCAATCCTAATGCGCCAAAAGAAGCTGACCGCAATTTTAAGATTGAAAATTGGACCGACATGGCTGATAGTGGGCAAACTATTAGTGCAGCCGGAAATCACTCGTATGAAGTGCAAAATGCTGGGCACAGGTGGGTCCGCCTAGTGTGGACTGCTACGTCGGGAAGCGGCACAATCACTTCGGCTCGGTTTAACGCAAAGGGCGTGTAACGTGGCTTCAACTTACATAAAATTACCAGTAGTAAGCGGTGGTGGGCCTAGCGGAGACGTCGATAGCTTTAATGGGCGCACTGGAGTTGTGGTTTCACAAGCGGGCGACTACGGTGCATCGCTCATATCAAATGTTCCCGCCGGCAATATTTCTGCTACTACAGTGCAAGCAGCCATAAATGAGCTAGACGCTGAAAAGCAGGCGACAGTTGCGGGAGCCGCTAGCACAATTGTGAGCTCAAATCTGACTGCGAATAGGGCCGTAATCTCGGATGCAAGTGGTAAAGTAGCAGTTTCTAGTGTTACGAACACAGAGTTGGGCTATTTATCGGGCGCAACGTCTAGTGTGCAGACTCAAATAAATGCCCTTAGTTCTGGCAAACAGAATGCTGATGCTACGTTGACATCTTTGGCCGCCTACAATACTAATGGTCTGCTAACTCAAATAGCTCCGGACACTTTTGCTGGAAGAATTATTACGGGCGCAGCCGGGGAAATTACCGTGGTCAACGGCAACGGAGTTGCAGGAAATCCAGTACTATCCTTAACTGCTACGGGGGTTACGCCCGGAACGTATACAAATCCAGTAGTGACCGTAAATGCTAAAGGACGAATTTCGTCCATAACTAGCTCTACGGCTCCTTCTCTTAATCCAGACCAAAACATTGAGATTAAGGACGATTTTACAGGAGCGGCTGTAACTGCGGGCTCTTATGGTTTTACCGTGTCAAACGTCGGCACAGGCGCCAGCTCTGGAATAGTTACTGCAGGACAAGACCCCACACTAAAAGCAATCGGAGTTGCTCAAATGAATACCGGCACAGCTAATAGCGGTAGGAGTACAATGTCCACCGGATTAAGTGCCTTAAATACTGGATATTCCACATTTGACGCACGCTCTCGTTTGTGGCTTCAAAGTGCCGGCACTGTAGTAGACCCATTTGAATTTACTTTTGGGTTTATAGACAATAACGCAGCTACCCAAAATCATACTGATGGGGCTTATTTTCGTTTTCTTGCAAATGGGGTAAATGTTAACTGGGAAATAGTGACCGCAGCCGGTGGAGTTCTTACGACTACTACGACCAGTGCGCCAGTCTTAGTAAATAATCCTCAAATATTTCAGGTTATAATTAATGAAGACGCTACACTTGCGCAATTTTATATTGACGGCGCACTTGTGGGCTCTCACAGCACAAATATACCACAAGATGGGCAATATTTTGGGTTTGGGTGGAAGATTTTAAAAACTGCTGGGACCAACTCACAGACATCACGAATTGATTGGGGCTACTTGAGCATTAATTATAGCGGACCTAGGGGATAATATATGACTATTTATAAAGTTCAAGACGGCGCGTCTATTATAGAGTTTACGAATTTAATTCAGGCTGAGTTTTATGCAAATTCTAAGGGAATAGGCGTAAGTACGATTCAGACAGAAGAGAGACAATCTTCTGTAGACCTTTATTCTATAATTGATGCTGCATTGACTGCTAAACAGGCGGTAGGACTTCAACTTCTAAAGCAAATATTTGTAGAAAATACAATTGCCGGAATTAATACGGAGCAAAGTAAGGAGCTGTTTAGAAATCATTTCGACATTATTATATGCATCTTAGTTGGGGCATTTCCTACCGCTTATTCAATGATTTTAGAGATTCAACCTTACGGTTTTTTAACACAAGAAAGATTAAATTCTTGGAAGGCAGCTCTTGAGCAGTACCTATGAAAGTTCATTTCTTGTTTAGTCGTAATAAAAAAATAGGAAGCAAGCTGATTTCTTGGGCGGCTTCCTTTGAGAACTTGCAACTAGAGCACCTGCCTTCCCATGTTGCCGTCCTTTTGGACGAGACTTGGGTATTAGAAAGCACTATGAGTTCTGGCATACGCGTGCTTCCGTACGAAAGTTGGCTTGAAATTAACAAGCAATTATATAAGTTTAAAAGTAAAGTTGTAGAAAGCGAAGTTGTGCTTAAAACTGCAGCAAAGTTGTGGGGACTAAAGTACGATTGGGCAGGCGTTATATATTTTGGTATTAAGTATTTGCAGTTAATCGTGTGCGGACGCCAATTGCCATCTCGCAATGCTTGGCAAATGCCTAGGGCCTACTTTTGTACAGAATTGGCAGCTATGTTAGAGGGCAAGGACTATAGTATGGTTAGTCCAGCTCGTTTGTGCGCAAGTTTAATGCACAAGGAAGAGAGTATAAATGAATCTAAGAAAAGAGCATAAAAATCCGGAAGGTGGACTTTCAGCTAAGGGCCGCGCTGCCTACAATAAGGCAACTGGCTCAAATTTGAAACCTCCAGTGTCAATGGAGCGGGCAAAAAAATCCGTAAAAGATGCAGCAAGGCGTCGAAGTTTCTGTGCTAGAATGCGAGGACTTAAGGCTAAGATGGCAAGTGAAAAAACTAAGCGCGACCCAGACAGTCGGGTAAATAAAGCGCTTAGGAAGTGGGACTGTTAGTATGAATACTTTAAAGTATGTAGGAGTTTCCTTGATTGCACTTTTAGCTCCCGCAAAAGCACTTTTAATCAGTGTTGGTTTCTTGATTATTGCAGACCTAGTTACTGGAATTTGGGCTGCAGTAAAGAGGAACGACAAAATAAGTAGTGCTGCGCTGCGCCGGTCGGTTTCTAAGATTTTTGTTTATCAGCTCGCAGTCATAAGTGGATTTCTGGTAGAGCATTTCATGCTTGCTGACATGTTTCCGGTGTCAAAGGTTGTTGCATCTGTGATTGGCTTAGTAGAGCTCACAAGCATACTAGAAAATAGCAATACCATATTGGGCCAAGACTTATTTAAGTCAGTTATAGCAAAATTAGGTTCACAAAATGATAGGCTGCGCGAAGAAATAAAGCAGCAAATTAAAGAGGAAATAGACAAGCGCATTTAAAAACCGCCTTCCTATGGCATGAAGCAACGACTGCGGCTAGAAAACTTAAAGCCACAATCCATAAATAGCATGTATTATGGCACGGGTTCCGGATATACTAAGACTTCTGAAGCTAAGCGGTGGACAATGGAAGTATTCTTTCAGTTATCTCTTCCGGAAAATCAAGCCGCACTGAGACAATTAAGAGAAACTTTTGACCCTCAACTACATGCGTTTGCTGTCCGCATGAGCGCAACATATCCTGAGTCTATTTTTATGACTAAAAAGGGTACAGTGTCTTCAAAAACTCAAGACTTATCCAACTGGGAAAAGCCACTAATTGACTGCCTATTCTTACCAAAGTTTAATGAGCTTTCAGTGCCGGAAGGTGTGCCAAACATAAATGCAGACGACAAATACGTAGTGCTTATGGAAAGCCGGAAGCAGCCTGGCGACTGCTATCAGATAGACATAGAGGTAGAAATCCTGCCTATAGAGCAGGCTTACAATTCTAGGTCGTAGATTACGTATATTGGCTGGCCAGTCTCCGAATCATTCGCAATCATGATTGGGCCGTGCTTGGAAACTAGCTCCTTCATCTTGCGTTTAGAGCCTATAATTGGCCACTCAGAAACGACAGGGTATTTTTTTCGCAGGATGCGCTCAACACGGTCTAGAAGCCTTTGCATTCTTTTTGCCTGCTCCTCTTCTAACGCCATAGGCTTTTCCGAATCAATCCCTTCTCGCAAAAGAATTTTGTCGTATACTTGTCGCATCTCTTCTTGAAATGCTTGCGCGTGCTCATATTCTACGGGCATACCGCTTGCTCTTAGTACTTTTATCCTGCTCATGATTGTGACTCCTTTAACATTTCTTCCATAGTTATGGCAATGTGGTCTAGAGCTTCACGGGGAACCTTATAGCCTCTAGTTGTGTGAGAGACATTGTATACGTCTATGAGTGGCAAATTCTTGCAAATTTTATTTAACTCTTTCACAAGTTCTTTGGTGCGGAAAACGTAGATTGCGCCAGTCTTGGGAAAGTAGTAGACATAATAGTCGACGCGCTTATCAAGAGCCTGCCAAGCTCCTCCGTTTTTGTCGGCGTAGCTATAGCGTTCCATGAAGTAATTTTTTGTCTTTTTTGGGTCATACGTGTCACTCTTTAAGTCTAAGGATAGGCTCGTGCCTTTTATTATGAAGTCGGAGATATATCCGTCTGTGCGCTCTAGAAAATCTCCAAACAGGCGCTCAAACTCCGCCTCTTTTCTTGAGCCGTAAGCTAGTTGAGTTTTGAAGTCATAAATCTTTTTCAAGTAAGCTCCTAAAACGTAATTGTGGCGCCGGTAAGTAAAAAGACTACGGCTGCTAGACCTACGTAAAGCACTGTCTTTTTAAGCTTTTTATTTTCTTCTTCTAATTTATGTGCATTCTCTGCGTGCATTTCAATAAGTTTTTCGCGCTCTGCGCGCTCTTTCATAGCAGCATCAATCGCGGCCTTTTGGTCCTTTACCACTTGCGCGCACTGGGCTAGGAGGCTCTCGCAAGTCCGAGTTTGAGCTCTGCTCGTCCAGGTACTTAGAGTAAGCGTCAAGAAAAGCATCGGAACTAGAACTAGCCCTCTCAACTTTTTTGTCCGTGTCATTTTTTAGCATCTCCACTTTTTTCGTCTGATTTTGTAGACACATTTTTTTCCACAGGTCCCTTAGCCACGCCAGTAAAGCGAGACTGGATAACACTAATAACATCTTTAATCTCAACACAATTGCCTCCTTTTAAAAGGTCAGAGGAAATGCACCATGAGCTGTGCACGACTCCGTCAACATGTTTCGCCCCGCACTCACAAAATTCATGCAGCAGCAATTTAAGTTCCATAGGACCAAGATTGGTTGCAAGCTTTAATACAGACTCGTCTAGAAAAACATTGGCTCTTACGTCAAAGAAGAATACCTTGTATAAGGGACTATTCCAAGTTGTATATACTGGGTCCTCCTCTATTATTAGACCTAGCCGTGGTCCGTAGTATACGAAATTTCCTGTCCTGTAAGAGCTTAACATAAATGGTCCTCCCACTACTTTACTTCTCCATAAGTGTAGCCTACTTGGGGGTCGGCAGTCAAGGGTGCGCTTAATTTTGTTGTATTTTCCATGATAGGTTTCATAAGGGAACAGACTGTTTCAACTTCAGATTCTGGACACCTGACACACAGCTCATCGTGCACGTTCATGCAAATATAGGACTGCAAGTTTTTCTCTTTCATGGCACGAGCAAGGGCAATGCTAGCCCTATTTACTATTGAGGCAGCCAGACTTTGAATTGGAAAGTTTAGTGCATTATTTATTATATTATTTAATTTTCTTCTGGCCCTCTTTGCGTCCTCTAATAGGCCCTTGTAATTTCCGTACTTTTTGTACAGGGTGCGCATGTCTAGAATATCTCTGCCCCAATCATTTACTATTTGCACGGCCCCCGGAAGGTGTCTTACGCGGCCTGCCTTTGACTGCACATAGCCCAAACTTAGGGCCTGTTCCGTGTACTGGTCCATTTTAGACTTTAACCCAGGATAGGCTGCAAAGTAGCGTTCTATAATTTGAGCAGCTTCCTCAATAGGGATGTTGAGAGTTTTTGACAGCTTCCAGTCTCCCATTCCATACCTAATGCCAAGGCCGTAAACTTTTGCAGACTGGCGCAAATGGGGTTTGTGCTTTTTTAGAAAGTTTTCTGACTTCTTGTCAGCCGAATATTGGTCTTGCAGGTTGTGCACGCCTATGGCCACTACACTGTAGAAGTCAAGGTTCTTATTAATCGTATCTAGCAAGGCCTGGTCTCCAGCGTCGTCGGCAAAGACTACAACTTCAAGGCTCGAATAGTCGGCGTCCACGAACTTGTGTCCTGGACCTGCAATAAAAAAGTTTCTAACTAAGTTTGTATACTTTCGTACTACTTCGCTGCTCTCGTCTTCTTCCGTTAGAAATTTTGGCAGTTGCTGCAGGTCTCCGCCAAATCGGCCAGACGTCGTGCGATGTTGCTGAAAGCTTGGGTAAAATATGCCGTCTTCCTGTGCGTCTAGAAATCGCTCAATATATGTTGCACGAATCTTTGATAGCTTATTAAATACAATTAGCTCGTCTACAAAATTATACTTTGTGCGAAGTCTTTCTAAAAATTCTTCGTTTACTTGAGGCACGCCCTTGTCTGTAAAGGAAGTTGGCGTCTCTTTGAGAATTGAAAAGAAGAGATAGCGCAACTGGTCCTTACTGTGAAGATTAAAATTTGGGGGCCCACCATGCAGACTTTCCTGAACCTTTCTAATAAGGTCTGGGGGCAGGTTGATGCGGCCTTCCATAAATTGTTTAAATATGTGCCAATTTGGTAGACTTTCAATTGCCTTTTTTGCTAGAGAGGGCTGCCCAGACGCTGTTAGTGGCAATTTGGCGCCAGTCAATCGAGCTGCAGTCTTTGCAAAGTTTCCAGTGTATGAGACGGGATATTCCTTGTTTAAAAACCTAGTTTCAAAGTCTCGCAAGTAAGGGCGCATTTGCTCAAGTATGGAGCGCTCTCTTGTTAATAGCTCGTCGCTGATTTCCTTGTGCGCTTCCTTTAGCAAAGGTACGTTCACCGGAACGCCGTTTCTTTCCATTGGGATGGTTACTTCCCGGTAAAGCGGCATTACTTCTTCTTCTAGAAAGAATTTTGTAAGGCCCTGTGCTTCTAGGCGTTCTGCATAAAGTTGATTAAGTTTAAAGGTCAATATTGCATCTTGTCGTGCATACTTGGCTAAGACGTTTACGTCGGCCTTATAGAATTCTTTTGCTCCTGCCCCCGCACTTTGTAGGCTCTCTTTTAGCTCGGTCTGTTCCAACTTGGAGTCGGACCCAAATTCTAGTGCTGCGTTGCCTTTTAAGTCAAAGGGGCCTTCCTCATTTAGTGTGTGAAGGGCTAACATCGCATCGCTGTGTAAGCAAGGAAGTAGGTCAATATTAAAGTAGGAATGCACAAACCTTACGTCAAAGGAGGCATTCCACGTTACAATTTTTGTATTCAGAAGACTGCGCAAGATAGAGGCGCAGGCTGCTTTGGGCACAATTTCTACTAATTGTTCCCCGTCCCAGGCTAAGTGCACAACATAAAAAGATGTTGATTGATTTGACATAGAAAAGCCTATTACTACGTCTTTGCGGGGATTTAAGCCTGAAGTTTCAGTGTCGAAAGAAAGAAGCGGCTGAGTTTTGATAAACTCCTCTAAGTATACCAAATCCTCAGCGCGCTTAATTACCATTACTCGGCGACCTCTACCAAAAAAGCATGAGCTTCTTTTCCGGCCATTCGACCTTTTTTCATGGTCTCTAGTCCTTTGTAGTTGATTCGCACATAGGAGCCGGGAGACACTTGAGACAACTGGTTCTTTAGTGAACCTGTACTGTTTAAGATAGCAATGCTGCCATCGTTTAGACGAACCTTGTAGTCACTACGTGTTTCGTCGAAGTTATTGGGGATTGTGCCTTCGTAAATGCCCTCCGCAACTACTCCAGTGATGCCGCTTGCAGCCAGTTCCTTGGCTCGAATGAACTTGACGTTTCCGCCAGTTCCAGTAGTAGATTCTTCTCCACCACCTAGTACAGAACGAAATGTTCTTGATTCGCTCATTTATTACTCCTTAGTTTGTGCCCTGTTGGGCGTTGTTGGTTTTCCATTATATTCTAATATATCAGCCGGCGCCTTGTCAAGCACTATAAGCTTTGGTTTGACTAATTGTCCCTTAACCGGCCTATTGTCCGTACCAGACTGCGTTTCAACGTAATACATTAACATACTTAGGCAGGCTAGTGCGTGGCCTAAATGATGCACGCCGGATTCTGGGTCTAAGTTTTCTCCTTCTTGGAAGGCGGTCACATGTCGCATGCACGATGCGGTCAGGCGAGTCCACTCCATTCCTTCTCTAAAATTATCTCTTTCGTATTTTGATGCCCCAAACATAAAGGCTTTGGCGCACGAGTCTAGAGCCGCCTTAGGTATAAGGCTAAGGTCTGGCTTATTGCCGTCGTATTTTAGTCCTTTATTCTTTGACGTCTTTGCGATTTCTTGTGCGCTGGCCGCTTCGCACTCAATGCTGCAAAAACTCATGTCCGATGGAATGCTTACTACTTTACACTGCTTGCATTTTCTTGTACCGCTCATTGAACCTCCTTTAAACGTCGAGTATCTCATAGTCGTCGCCAAAGTCAAGCTCTTTGTTATATGTTTTTCTCCATACGCCAGTTCTCATGCATTCCTTATAAGTTTGCAAGGCGTCAGAGACCATGCGGTCCCCAATGTGTCTAGATTCTTTTGAAAGTTTGAAAACTTGGCAGTCTGCCTCTCTTTTTGCCACGGCAATAAAATAGAAGTCAAAAGGCTTTTTATAAAACTGCTCTGCAACTGTGCAATAAAGTGCGGCGCTTAGTTGGTACTTGTACTTGTCTATCGTAAGTCTAAAACTATCGCGGTCCACCGAATATCCGGAAGTTTTAAGGTCGGCAATATAGCCCTTTTCTACGTTCACGTAGTCGCAACGAATTTTTACGTTTACGCCTTGAAGACTTGTAAATATGCTTTGCTCTGCTACTCCTCCGCTAATTAGCCCGACTGCGGCTTTTCTTCTTTTAAATGCAGCAATCCAATACTTGCAGCGTTCTAGTTGCGGCTTACTCATACAGATTCGGCCCTTATTTTGTGTCTTAAATTCTTCCCAGGCCGTACCTTGCTTCCTTAGTCCGTCAAAGAATGCAAATTCTTTATCGACGATGTCGGGCTCTAGTATGAGCGCATGAAATAATGTGCCTTCGTCAAAGAAACTTCCCGACACGTCTACTTTATTGCCTAAGATGCGCTCCTCATAAAACTTGTGAGGGTCTTCGAGAAGAAGCTTTAAGCTTGAACTAGAAAGGTGCGTCTTATCAGCGTGGTACTGCGAGTTTGTGCACTCAACTATGCCTTCTAATTTCATGCGTCTCCCTTTACTCGGGCGGCGGCTAGGGCTTCTTCAAGCGGAAAACCTCTAGTGTCTGATAAGTTGTTGTAGGTCCTAAGCGTATATTTTTCTCTCATTTCTTGAGTAAAGTTGCTCTCGTCCATTCTCTTGCCTAGATAATAAAATAGGGCGTTCCGTCCGCAAATGTCGTGCTTCTCCATGAAGTCGTCTGGAAAATTGCTAGCCTCAATTAGAACCGAACTTACAAAATTCTTTCGCTGGTCCGCCGTAAAGCTTATACTTCTAGGGGCTAAAGGGGGAGGAAGCAGTGGTTCAAGCTCTGCAAGGTGTACTCTATTTCCTAAATAACGCAACTCTTGCATTTTGTTTGTTTCTGGCCTAATTACTCCTGGAAGTCTGCTCAATCTGCTTGGATTCTTGCATGTCTTGTCTGCTTGCGGAAACATCTTCAGTAATCTTAGTGCAAGGTTCTTATATTCTACGGAATTGGGCAGAGGTTCTGTGAGAGATATAATAAAATGCAGCGACTTGCCGCCACTGTATACCACGGACGACACTGGAATCTTGTTCATAATGTAAGAAGACTGCTCGGAAAGCGGTACGTTGTCTAGTTCTAAAAGAAAATTTCTGTAACACACAATATTTGCGTCGCTACGTCTTGGCAAGTACTCACTGTGCCAGTCCTTGTGAGGATTAAGGTCCTTGGTTGGGTGTAGCGCATTTATGCAGAAAAAAATGTCGTCGGAGCGCGGGGTGTGCGACACTTTGTAGCCATGGGGCGAAGCCGTAAAGCAGGTAGCCTGACCTGGGTCAAATAGAAGGCTCAAAAACTTAGATTGCACTTCCTGTCTCTTAGTCATTTAAGCCTCCGAAATTGTCTAGCGAATCCTACGCCAGCGGTTCTGTGGTCCCAGACCGGCAAACCTTTTATGTCTTCTGGATAAATTTTCCATCCAATCCATAGTCGGCGTCGGCCAAAAATGCCAAAGTTTCGTTGCACTCTTATGCATGAGTAGAGTCCGTGCCACGCAAAGTACGCGAAGTCTTCGTTATCCTCGTCATACAGTTCTACAGCATTTTTATCGGGAGTTGCAATGAAACGAACATTCTTAGGCTTAATTATAAAACTTAGGTAAGGCACATAGCGTGCATTATTGGACGGATTTCTTACACATTCAGAGTAAATTATTCGAAGCCATAAGGGCCATTTTGGATTGCCGTAGTGTCCTATGCCTTCTTCTTCATTAGACCATAGCCACATGAATGAAGGAGAAAATGCGCGAACAATTCTGCCTTCGTACTTTGATGATTCTCGCATTTCGTAGGCTCCAGTGATTGCACATATTGGCACAAGTATGTAGCCAAGCACGTCTAAAATTAAAGCTAAAATCATGTACAGAAGCCAGCTTATTGGGGCCCAAACGTACATCCATATTGGAATCGGAGCATTGCTCATACAAAATCCTCCACGTCTTGAGTCTAAATTGGCCTTTTCTACGAGTAAATTTAAATATGAAAAACTACCTAAAGGCATGTGAAAAGTTAGAAAATCTCGTCTACAACACCAAGTTCCAGCAACTGTTCAGCAGTAAAATATGAATCAACGTGCATTCCTTTCTTTAGCCAGAATTGTGAAGGCTTATTCGTAAGTTGAGCCATGGTGTCGGCCCATGCGCGCTCTTCTCGCTCGGCCTGCGCAACTGCAGCCTTATTAGAAGCGTGTCGGCCCTCTATAAGGTAAGAGGCCTCATGGTGCATGAACCATGCTCTGCGAGAAAGTTTTCGCCTATCTCCACAGGCAAGCAAGAGCGTGGCCGCGCTCATTATTGCGCCATATCCTTCGGTCACAATGTAGCACGGCGAACGCTCTATGCGGCCCAATATGGCTAGAGCCTCGTACACGGAACCGCCAAGGCTGTGCACTTTTAAGGTTACAGTGCTCTTAGACTGTCTTTCCATTTCGTTTAAGGCAGCGTCTACAAAGTCAAATAGAGGCCGTTCAATATCTCCGGTTACTTGTATAATGCGGTCACGTAAGTTTATGCCCCGGTCGAAGCATAGGTCTAGGTGCAAAGACTCTGCATTAACTCTGGCTTCTGGAGACTTGTTAACCGCGTTGGCTACTATGGTTTTCTTGGGACGTTTGCTGCCCTTCTTAAATCTTATCTTCGTATGCATACGCCAACTCTCCCAGACCTAGCCGCCTCGCACGCTTCTAAGGTGTGGTAGAAGCACTGGGTCAGGAAAGATTGTTGCAAGCACCACGGGGCTGAACCGATGCGATTTTCGGCAGAGGCCGAACTTAAAAAAATAAATAGCAATAAGCTCACTTGGTCCTCCTTTTTTCTTCAATGTAAGCTTTGCACGCCTTTAGCTGTTCGTCAAGCCTTATCTTATCATTTAGTGCTCTATTTAGTCCAGAAGGATGTGGTAGTGTAAAGTGTTCGAGCCCTTGCTTTTTTAAATAATTGTGTGCGGCCTTACCGAGCGCAACTATAACTATTTCTGGTATTCTAAGAATTTTGTGGGCGTACTTGTGGGATGCGTTTACGAGCAGTGTCTCATTTATGCGAAGGCCAAGCTTTGGAGTCCACCTTATGATTTGCTTTTGTGACCTCGTGCCTACGAATGCAAAGAAGCGGTGTCTGTTTTTGTTTGACGGCCTGTCTCCTACGAATATGACGTACTTCATGGTGTATCCTTTTTATTTTCTTTTTCTTCGTCCTAATTAGCCATCTGCCAAAAATTTACCAAAATCATCGTTTCCAAAATGGCCTTTAGTTATTTTCAAAATCAACCTTGGCGTTAGCTTTTTTGGAACTTCGATTGATTTAACAAATTCTTTTACCCCAAACTCGCAAGCGCCAGTGATTGTCCTATAGGCGGCAATTGCGTCATCTATTGTGACCTCTTGGTCTGGGTTATCCTTCCATGACTCAAATTCTGAAACGTCTCTTCCAGAAACCTTGTAACGCATATCCTCAATAGCCTTTTTAATCGTCTCGCCATGGGAGAATGTGTTATTGCGCTTAACAACATAGCTTATGTTTTTCTGTAGGAAATCTTCGCATTCAAAAACCTCTATTTCACCTATCTTTTTCTGTGACTTTAGCTTTTTGCAGATTCCGTCAGCGTAAACGTAGCCACGCCTTAGCCACTCTTCAAATGAGGGCTCAATTTCTTTTGGGATTTCCCGAGCATGAGAAGTGTTTGATTTTTCCTCAACATTGACAGGGCATCCCTTAAACACTGCTGTCGAGTAGTCCATGAGTTTTTTAATTAAAACTTTTGATGAAAGCACCATCGCGTAGGCAGAAATAAAAAGCTGGACATTAGAGCTGCCCCTAGCCTCGACTCTGGAATTGTCCCAGGCTTCGACACTTGAATTGTGCCAGGCTTCGACACTTGAATTGTGCCAGGCCACGACGCTGGAATTGTCCCAGGCTTCGACACTTGAACTGTGCCAGGCTTCGACACTTGAGTTGCCCCTAGCCTCGACGCTGGAATTGCCCCTAGACTCGACGCTGGAATTGTCCCAGGCTTCGACACTTGAACTGTGCCAGGCTTCGACACTTGAGTTGCCCCTAGCCTCGACGCTGGAATTGCCCCTAGACTCGACGCTGGAATTGCCTAAGGCGACGACCTTAGAGCTGCCTCTAGCCTTGACTCTGGAATTGTCCCAGGCGACGACGCTGGAATTGTCCCAGGCTTCGACTCTGGAATTGTCCCAGGCCACGACCTTAGAGCTGTCCCTAGCCTCGACGCTGGAATTGTCCCTAGCCTCGACGCTGGAATTGCCCCTAGCCTCGACGCTGGAATTGCTCCAGGTGACGACCTTAGAGCTGCCCCTAGCCTCGACGCTGGAATTGTCCCTAGCCTCAACTCTGGAATTGCCCAAGGCCACGACCTTAGAGCTGCCCTTAGCCTCGACGCTGGAATTGTCCCAGTCCTTTTTTACATAAAGCCAGTCTGAATTTTCCGACCTGATTTCGATTGTCGTGAACTCTTCAAAACTGTCTGGCAAAGCATCTAAATCAGATTGTTTTTTGATTACTACAGTTTTCATTTGCAACCCCTAATTAGTTCCAAAAGTTTATTAGCAAATTTGCTGTATTCTTTTTCAGCAGCAGCAGCAGCAGCAGCATGGGCAGCAGCATAAGTAGCAGTAGTAGCATCAGCATAAGCAGCATAAGTAGCAGCACGAGCATCATAAGCAGCAGCATCAGCAGCAGCATAGGCAGCATAAGCAGCAGCATCAGCAGCAGCATCAGCAGCAGCATCAGCATAAACAGCAGCAGCAGCATCAGCATAAGCATAAGCAGCAGCATAAGTAGCAGCAGCAGCATAAGTAGCAGCAGCATAAGCAGTAGCATCAGCATAAGCAGCAGCAGCAGCATAAGCAGCACGAGCTTTTTTTAGCGCATCTAAATTCAAAACATCTTTACGAAGTTCAACTAAAACGCCGTCAATAGCTGCCAAAGACCTTTTGTTTTTCGTGTTTGCTCTTGCAGACTCGACAATAAAAACAAGCATCGGTATCTTAATTTTATTTAAGTCTGCGCCAACATTGATTGCATCCAGAAATAGCGACGGAAAGTTTTTGGCCTCATCATTTGGTAGACCCTCAAAAATTCTATCTTCTAATCTTGCTAGCCACTTAGGTATGCCAAGCTCGGTCTCGTATGCTGAATGGTCGTCGCTATGAATTGTACATCCCACGGCACAACCTTTACCGTTCTCCCAGTACTTGCCTTTGATAATTTCATCGGCAGTTTTATGAGCCAATACTCTGTCTAAATATTTTTGTTTAACTTTTTCGTCATTGTGAAATGCTTTCACTATTTCTCCTTTTTTCAAAATTGCTTTTTAAAGTCTAGGTCATTAATTATTGCAAATACTCATTTCCATTAGTAAAATCAATTATTTGAACGACTTCGACATAATATTTAAAAAAATCAGGAGGGACGTGCACCTGTGTACCTTTAGCAGACTCAATTACTTTTTTGTGCGGATAATCCATTACAACTGTCCAAACTTTTCCAGTTTCTACGTGCTTCACTAGTTGACCTTCTGAAGTTTCGTGACTCATGTATTTCATGTTTTCCTCCTTAAAATTCTGCGCTTATGTCTAGTGTAGTTTGTCCGGGCTGAAAACGCAAACTAAATGTTCGATTAATCCTGATTTGAGCCACTCCGCGACTCTGGGCTAACGCAAGGGCTGGGACTGCATATAAGACCCACTCTCCAGCATACTTTACAGCGCGTACCTGCGTTTTCTTTACGTACTGCCTGATGGGCGGTGTATGGGCATAGTAGGCGCGGGCTGCCGGGCTGCAAGCATCTTTTGTACTTAAGCATGCCGTAAGAAGTAAGGCTTCAAGCACGAGTCTGCACCTCGGCTTTATGTGCGCGTTCTGTCAATTGCCAATTGTGAAAGTTTTTTTTAAGATAGGTTTTGAGTGTGAGCAGCCGGGTGCTTGGTACGTTTTGGGCAAACTTCATAGGCTTGACCTCCTAATGCACTGCAGCCGAATTGCCGCGCCGCCCAAGGTCTAAATATAGCTCTATGTCAAATATCCACCACTGCTTTTCGTCTCCGTGGAATACTCTGTATGTTGCTGGCTCTTTTGAGAGCAGTACAGGATGGCCTGTACCGGCAAGAAGCCAGTGCTTTGCGCGGAAGCGATAGTAACGTGAGTTTTTTTCTAGGACCTCAACAACTTCAATAAAGACTTCACTATTGCTTTGGTGAATATAAAATTCTCCCGCCTGAAAGTGCGAACTCATTTTGTCCCCCTAATTAAAAACTTGGCAACGGCCTTTCCTGTGTAGATTGCAGTAGCCTGTGACGTGCCGCTCATGGTGTAGCCGCCGCCTTTCTTTTTCTTACCAGATTCTAGCACATTAACTCGTGTGCCTATATTTGAGTAAAGCAGGTCATACGCGCCGACAACAACTATGCGCGGGTCTGCACAGGCTGGGTAAATTATGCAGCCCCGGTCTAAGTTTATCTTATTGTTCCCAGAAGCTGCGCTTATGCGGGTCCCGTTGTTTAAAATTTGTTTTAAGTAGTGCACTTCCATGGGGTCCTCTCCAGTGCCCGCAATGCTAAGATTAATAAAATCAAACTTTTCTAGATTTGCAGTCATTAGGGCTGAAATGTAAGGCGTAAATCTGGTCCAAGTCTTAGAGTCGTCGAATGCCTTATACATGACTATACAAGCGCCAGACTTAGGAAGCTCTCGGGCTATGAGACTGGCCACGTTTGTGCCGTGTCCAATATTGTCTCGCAGACCCGTGCCCGTAAAGTCTTTATGCCCATATTTGCACAGCTTAAGATTTTCAGGGCTGTAGTGCACGCCGGAGTCTATCACAAGAATTCGAACCTCGGCACGTGCGGCAAATGTACCAAAAATGTACGCAAAAAGTACTAAAAATGTCCACAGTATGGCACGCTTCACGGGCGCCCCTTTCCTAGCTGCTTTAACGCATCTTCATAAATAACTTGCGCTAGTAAATGAACGACCTCGTCAAAAGAAATTTCGTGCGCAAGTATGAAGCGAGAGCCGAAACTATCGTCGACCCCAAATACAGTAAAGCCGCCGGGACGCTCACCAAAGACTTCGTACGTAATTCCAAGGCAGGTTAACGTGGTGTAATTTTGCTCAAAGTGAGCCCGCACGAGGGCTTCTAGAGGATTAATGCGCACGTCTTTGCTCTCCTGTGTGTGCACGTCTTTGCTCGCCAGTGCGGGCACCTGTATGCTATCGTACATGCGCCGTATGTGACTATTGGCCGGGTCATTTAAATACTGGTCCAGCTCTTCTTTCGTGATGGCAATTGTGCCACGCTTTGGGTTTCTATATGGAAGGCTCATTCGAAGTCCCCGTGTTTCCATGCGTCGTAGGCTGCGTCGACTGCAACGGCTCGTGGTCCGCTGCGCCATTCGTAGTCTACGTCTGATAAATTTTTGTTACAGTATTCGGCCAATGCATCGTCGAGGTCCAAGTCTTCTAGGCCAATGTATTCAAACGCAAAAGACTTGCTTGAGTCGTTTGGGTGCACGACGTAGGCAGAGCCGTCTAGTATTAGAGTTGCGCTATCGTCTTGGCGCTCAAAATAGCAAGAGCCTTCCACGTCTATGACGTAGCCGTAGTCTGAGGGTAGGCCTAAGATTTCTAGCGCCTTTTCGTAGCCGGGACCAAGGTCCAGCTCGGCCTTTACAGTCATGGTTCGATAATCAATTCTAGTAACTACTAGCTTTGGTCGGTCTTTCATAAACTCTCCTAGGTTTTGTGCATTTTTTTAAAGTTTAATGCAGCGACATTAGGAAGTCAAGCAATGGACGATTTTGTCTTGTTTTGAAACTGGGCCGTGAGGGCGGCCAGGGCGCGGGCCGTGCCTCAATCGCTTCCCTTCTTTGCCAAGACGTGCACAGTCTTCGATAGCTCGCCGGTCTTTAAGCGCACTCCAGAAAAGCCGCGCACTCTAGCGGTTTCCCCGCCCAATCGCCTTGATTGAACGCCAGGAATTTTTGTTAGGCGTCGCACAAGGTGTACCATTCTGTATTCGGACCTTGCCCAATTATTTGCAGAAAAGCGCATGAAGGCGTTTAGAAGTTCGCTTCTACTGACAAAATAATCGGGTCCGAACTCTAGTTCAGACTGCAAAAACTCATCTAGCGAGTTGGTCTCGTCTGACGTACACGAGGCCTCAATGTCTTCGGCCATATCTGGTGGGACGATGAGATTCATGCCTGTTGGGCACTGCGACGCGTAGGCAACTTTGCAAGAATATAGGAAATGACCAATCTCGGCCTGAAGGCCTGGGGCGAACTTGCTATCTCCTAGCTCGTTATTTTTTAGCGGATAAACTCGGATGAGTAGCAATCGTGTTCTCTCTGCTGCCTCATTTATGTCTATCGAAGGATTGAAATTTGAGGAAACGATTAACTTTGCGTAAATGCGCGCGCTAAACGCGGTCTGAAACTTTTCATTGATTTCTACGGTGTCGCCGCCAGTTAAGCTTTTGATTCGATTGTGCCTGATAATTTGCGTATTATTGCAATCCATGTAAATTGCAAATTGCTTTCCGTAGGCCGAGCCGTAAAAAAACGGGCTATCGGCGAAAGTGTCTCCGAGGGAAAGCACGGCATGACGTCCGTAGAAGTCTGCTATTGCGTTAATTACCGAGCTCTTTCCGTCGTTGCCGCTTCCTTGCAGCCACAGGACTTGGCGGGTCTCATTAGAGGGCTCAAATATGGACCAAACGTAGGCTTTGAAAGTTTCAGGATGGCTTAGGCGGCATAGGAACTGGTCCCAGGTCGGATGCGTGCCGGGCTTGATAAGACTTGAGTCTAGTACTCTAAATGCAGGTCCCCTATCGAAGGCTAGTTGCGGGACCTTGCCGTGAATGAGCGTGTCTAGGTCCGAGCAAAATATTTTGTAGAGACTTTGGGCCAGGTCAGTGGCCGTAAGCTCGGCCAGGTCTGGTTCCTCTTTTAAGGCAGAGTTTAGCCGTGCAAGGAGAGAGCCACTATTGACTAGAATTTCGGTGAAACGCTGGGGCGATAGTTCCCCTCGGCGCAAGATTTCGCCCCGCTCGTCTCCTGCAAATAGGGCTACTGATAGGCGCTCGTCGGCTCTGTAAAGTCTTAGCGCTGGCTTTAGACTCTTGTAGGCTCGCTCTAGGGCCGCCCTTCGGTCAACTTTTCGGTGGTGGGATGCAGAGGCCTTGGGCTTGGGCGCCGGGCCAGAGCGCAGCTCGCGAATGCTTTGGGCAACTTGGGCGGCCTTTTCTGGCGTAAGGTCGAACTTGTAGAGCAGGAGGGTCTCAAACTCGGATTGGGGCCAAGATTTGCCGGAAGAGGCGTCAAAGTAGGCTTTACTTGGCTCTAAGTATGTGATATTCCTTATGTATTCGGTTAAATGCACGGCGATAACTCCATTTTGTAGTGGTTTAGGTCTTATTGTAGCACGACCAGCGGATGCAGGCAAGCAGATTCACGTCCAAATGTCCGTCCAATTTTTGAAAAAACCCTATTCATAATATTTTTTTCTTTCTCCCTCAAAAAAATAAATGCATGAATGTAGACCCTGGGTAATTGGACGTAAAATTGGACATTTCACCTTCAGCTTGCATATATTTGAGCTGAGACTACTTCCAAGTCCAATTCACGTCCAACGCGTCCAATTTTTAAATTTTTAGCGGCGCCAAAATGCTTCTTTGGCGTCCATTTTTTGTCAAAAGTCCAAATTTTTTAGCCCAAATATGTCCGGTAAGCCCTATCTGGCGTCCCTAAGCCCTAATTTTTGGTCAGATAGCCGTGCATTTTTTGGACGTAAATTCCAATTTTTTGGACGCAAGTGCTATTTTTGGACCGAGTTCACGGCATTTTTGGCCAAATTGCCAATTTTTGTCACATGGTGCCCTCAATTTCTGGACCAAGGCGTCCAAATTTGCGGCCAAATTGTCAATTTTTGGCCTCGGCGTCCAAATTTGCGGCCTCGGCGTCCAAATTTGCGGCCAAGGCCTAAGTTCGCAGCCTTTCGTAGGCCCGCAGCATGAGCCCAATCTCGGCTTCTACAATTACGTCCTCATAGTCTAGTAGGCTGGCCATGGCCGGGTCTATGAAGACAAACTGCGCCCCTTCTGGAGACAACACATTCTTAGCCCGGTTTGCTGCTTCTTGAGTCAATAGAGCGCCCTCTGGCCATAATTCTGAAAAGCACAAAACTAGGTCCCTATTCAGCGCCTTCTTCAAGTTTACGCTTTCTTGAACTGCCTTCCCGCCTTGAATTAATTTTAGATGCCTCATGACTCCCCTTCCTTTGCAAGGACGTATAATATTGCACAGAATACTGCCGCATTTACTATTTCCGGATTGCTGCAAGTTCCCAAGTGATATGCTGTGGCCGCAAAGACAAAAAGCCCCATCGTGCCTTTAATCCGCCCAATTATCAAACTCACGAAAGTTCCCCGGCATCTTTTCGCGCCCTCATTAAGGACGCGCCAAGCGCCTTTCTTTCTTCATCCGTAAGTCGTGACGCGGCGGCCCTCATAATTTGATTTGCCCTGCGTGCCGCCGAATTGTATCCCAATATGTAAGTTACTGCCATGCCCACGCTTGCCGTTCCAACCACTATAAAGTCCCAAATGCTCATGTTCTCGCCTTTCTGGCCGATAATTGGCCGAAAATATTTACACTTTTTAATAAACAAAATCTTACCAAGTCACAGTGCCGTCACCGTGCACTTGAAACTTACACTTTTGCTGGTCCGTAGTTTGGTACAGGCCGGGCCCAAGAACGTGCAAGAATCTATTGCCCGAATGCTCAAAGTATACCAAAATTTGCCCCGTGCTCAATCTTAGTAAGACCTCATCGTAGCCGCCGCTTGGTCCGCACGGGTCTATAATTTCGATGATTGAGTCTTGACCATCTGTTCCATCGCGCCCATCTGCCCCATCGCGCCCATCTGTTCCATCGCGCCCATCTGTTCCATCGCGCCCATCTGGCACAACAATTGACGTACCGCCACAAGTTATGCGCGTCCCTTCTGGCACTGTCTTGACTTCACACGGATTAATTGCTTCAAGCCTTGCATCTTGGCACGCTGCAAGCAGTACCGCCACGCCCGCCATTGCCGCTAGTTTAAAATTACGTAAACTGCTCATAGGTTCCCCTTCCTTAATTTACTTATCGTTTGCCGTCGAAAAAACTTTAGACCTTTTTTTTAAAAATTTAAGCAAGTACAGCTTGTGCACTCTTTGGTCCAAATCAAATTCTAATTCCTTCCTTTTCGAACTTAAAATTTCTGCAATCATAATCGCCCAAAGCGTTAGCAGTGTGCCTAATATGACGCCGTTTGAAAAGTCCGCATTCATTGACCGCCCTCCATTTCCCTTAGTTTTTGCTCTAACTTTTCCGCGTACGCCGCCTTGCGCGCCGGCGTGCGAGAGTGATATCGACCTTTCCAGTGTGGGTCAATGTCTTTGAATTTCTTGTGTCCTCTTAAAATCTTTGCGGCACACATTGCATTTCCTTCGAGAGTAAACACGTCGTAAGCCTTACATGTAGTGTGCCAATGTACGCTGTTTATTTGAAATACCCCAATGTCTTCGCTGCCGTCACTATTACGCTTTGGTCCCAAAAACCTTCCCCCACTGCTTTCCAGATGAGCGATTGCAATAAGTTCCATTGCGTCGACGTCATAGGCTTTCGCTGCCCTTTCAACGGCACTACTTAGCCCCGAGCTTTGAGCTTCCGCCGTCAAGCTTAAACTTAGTATTAAAAGGCTAAGCAGACTCATTTGTTAAGCTCTCGATTAAGGCCTCAAGTTCGTCTGTTCTAACATATCTGCCTGACTCAATTTCTGTATAGTCCTCAAGTAAGTTGCTAATGTAGTCTGCCATGCCAACTTGGTAAGCAGTCGGGTCAATGGACCTTAACGCATCTGCCACGTCATAATCATATCCCGCAATATTAACCCTATCGTAACAGTCTCTAAGCATATCACTGTATAGTTCTTCGAACTCTTCATCTGACCAGATTTCTAAACTGCTTTCAATAACCTCAATTTGTGATTTTGAAAATTTCATGCACTTCTCCTTTTTATAGTTTACTTATCGGCAAATCTTACAAAAACTTTACTGCTTTTTATGCGTTAAGTAATTCTTGTTTGACTAATTTTACTGGCGTTTTATTTTGACATTAGGTTTGTCGCATATTGCGCCAATTTCTCGCCTTCCCTAAGGTCTTTTTTATAGTCGATAAACAATTGCGAGCCCGCCGTTACGTCAACTAAGGTATAAAAATACATGACCGTGCGCTCTGCGTGTTTGCCTAACTTATATCCAACATTTGGCACGTCCGAGTGATTAAATAGCTCGCCGTCTCCAAGGACTAGGCAGTCTCGACGCTCGTCGAAGGTAAAAACGTAGTCCCTTAATTCGGTTGAGGCTACTGTCCTCGTGTCTTGTTCGCTTAACACTAGCAGCTCTGCGCTAAATAAAATTTTGTTACCCTGTAAGTCCGTAGCGGCGTAAAGTCCGCGCCCGTATTGTTCGCACTGTTTTATAAAATATTGCATTTTTGCCCCCTATTTATTAAGCTCATTTAAAGTAAATTGAATTTGGTCAACGACAAACTGCCCCGTCTTAAGATAGTGTGCTGCCTGACCCGCAATCTCAATATAAAATAGTTTCGCAATTATGTCTGAACCTATAGCTGCAGCCTGAATGCGGCCCATCTCAATTTCTTGTTCTGGACTAAAGTTAAGGCCAGTGCGCAAGTGCAAAGCGTCGTGCACGGCCCTGAAGGCCCAATTTATAGAAGCTTCCCCGTAAATAGTGCCTTCACTGGCGCCGGACCAAACTACGAGCCCCGGCTGACTCCACAATTCGTTCTCTGTGCTGGGCGCTTTGTCCGACACTCTATAATTTAAGCCCTTAGCCTGTTTTAGAACTTCCTGATTTAGCGCTCTCTGAAGGTCTTTAGCTAACATATTATCTCCTACGCAATGCCTTTCATATCGGCTGCCCCTTACAAAAACTTTAGTCCGCATTCTCATATCGTGACAAGTCCAGAGTTTTGTGCTCGTCTGTTCTCAAATTAAGCCACACCGTAAGCACAATAAAAAAATTGCCGACTGGCGCCACTACTAGTGTTAGGTCTTTATCCCTGTC